GGGCTTGCGCTTGATCCTATGCCATTCGACTCTATGCGAGACGCCAAAGACTTCATCAAGCGATACGAAGACGTGAGCAACTTCAAGCTCTATGGTATGCCCCGATTCATGTATGCGTATCTCAACGACGAGTATCCAAACGAAATTGTTTATGATCGCGAACTAATCAACGTTGCGTATATCGACATCGAGGTCAGCTCAGAAAACGGATTCCCGACTGTCGAGCGTGCGTCTGATGAAGTCACAGCTATCACGCTGAAGAAAGATAAGATCTTCCACGTTTGGGGATACGGTGAGTTCACGACTGATCGCGAGGATGTGCAATACTATCAGTGCAACAACGAGAAGGAACTATTCATCAAGTTCCTAAGCGAGTGGAGCAATGGATATCCAGACGTCGTGACCGGCTGGAACGTTACGTTCTTCGATATTCCTTATCTCGTCCGTCGCATGAGCGCTGTGCTTGGTGAGAGTGAAGTCAAACGTTTCTCTCCGTGGCGCATCTTCAAGGAGCGTCGTGTTCGCACGAAGTTTGGTAAAGAAGAGTCTGTCTATAACATTGCTGGTGTTGCTACTCTCGACTACCTGGAGATGTATCAGAAGTTCACATACTCTCAGCAGGAAAGCTACAAGCTAGATCATATCGCGTTCGTTGAGCTTGGTGAGCGTAAGCTATCGTATGACGAATACGAAACGCTGCATGAGTTCTACATGAACGACTTCCAGAAGTTCATCGAGTATAACATTCGAGATACTGAACTCGTTGAGAAACTCGACGACAAGATGAAACTCATTGACATGGCTCTCGCGCTCGCGTACGACGCGAAGGTTACTCTGCTCGATGTGTTTACCCAAGTTCGTATGTGGGACGTCATCATTCACAATCATCTCTATAAGCAACGTATCGCTGTTCCTATCGAAGGCGGTGGTGCTAAGGATGAAGCGTATGTCGGTGCGTTCGTCAAGGAACCAAAGCCCGGTGGTTATGATTGGGTCATGTCGTTCGACTTGAACTCGCTGTATCCGCATCTCATCATGCAGTATAATATCAGTCCAGAAACGTTGTATCGTAACGAACGCGGTCATGCTGTGAAGACAGATATCACTGTCGATGAGTTGCTTGATGGCTATACGCCAGAAGTTCCTGATGGCTATGGGCTTGCAGCTAATGGATGTTTCTTCAAGAAAGAGCGACAGGGATTCTTACCTGAGATCATGGAACGAATGTATAACGATCGTGTTGTCTACAAAGACAAGATGATCGCTGCTCAGAAAGAGTATGAGAAGACTAAGTCTAAGCAAGCATCTAAGGATATCTCTCGATACAAGAATATGCAGCTTGCTAAGAAAGTTCAGCTGAACTCAGCTTACGGTGCGATTGGTAATCCACACTTTCGTTTCTTCGATATCAACCAAGCGACTGCGATTACTCTTGGTGGACAGCTTTCGATTCGCTGGGCTGAAAATGAAATCAATAAGTATTTGAATGGTCTCCTCAAAACTAAGGATAAAGATTATGTCATTGCTTCAGATACGGATTCGCTATACATTACTTTTGACAAACTTGTATCTATGGTCTTTAAAGACGGAGGATCGTTACCAAGCGATCCTGTCGCTCGAAAAGAAAAGATCGTTACGTTTTTGGACAAAGTGGCTCGCGAAAAGATTGAACCGGTTATTGATGGTATCTATTCAGATCTTGCTGTTCGGATGGAAGCATTCCAGCAGAAGATGAACATGAAACGTGAGGTTATCGCTGATCGTGGCATCTGGACTGCGAAGAAGCGATACATTCTCAACGTTCATGACTCCGAAGGCGTGCGTTATGCGAAGCCAAAGCTAAAGATCATGGGTATCGAAGCAGTCAAGTCGTCGACTCCTGCTGTCTGTCGTCAAGCCATTATTGACGCACTCAATATCATCATGACACAGCCTGAAGAGGAACTGCATAAGTTCATCGCAGAGTTCAAGACTAAGTTCTACAAGTTGAGCTTCGAGCAGGTTGCCTTTCCACGATCCGTCCAAGATCTAACTAAATATGAGAAAGAGACGAAGAGCATACCAATCCACGTTCGCGGCGCTTTGTTGTATAACAACATGATTAAGAAGCTCAAGCTGCAAAAGAAGTATGAGCTCATCAAGGACGGCGAGAAGATTCGCTTCTCCTATCTTAAAATGCCTAATCCTGTTCGCGATAACGTGATCTGTGCGTTCTCAGCTTTGCCTGCTGAGTTCAATCTTGAGTCTTACATCGACTACGACATACAGTTTGAGAAAGCATTCATGGCTCCACTCAACTCTATTCTCGACGTTATTGACTGGCACTCAGAGAAACAAAGTACCCTAGAGGATTTTTTCGCATGACTATTAAGATTCCACAAGAGTATCTTGGTTTTGATTTTGGTTTTACAGGCGTAGATGAAAGTGAGATCAAGCAGGACGTTCTACAAGAACTGAGCGCGAAAGATCAAGCTCTCACTGAAAAAGAACAAGAGCTCCAGCAGAAAATCAAAGTGCTAGAGTCTATCATTGTTCCGTTGCTGAACAATCTAATCAAGACTGCTGACAAGGCATACATTCACTGGCCTAATCGTAAAGAGAAGTGTCAGGAGATGTTGGAAAAAGTATTGAAGACAACAAGAGGTTTGTGATGACTAGTAGTATGACTCAGTTGAATCCACCGATTCCCCTCATGACTCCGAAGGGAAGAGCAGTGGCTCACTTCATTATCGATTACGGTATGGAAAATGACTTGATGTGGGTTTGCTTTCAGGATGATACAGGCGAGTGCTGGACCTGGGAAAACGCTCACGTCCGCGCTCGCGTCAACGAAACCATCGGACGCAAGAAAGTATCAAAGATTGGCGTTTAATCTAGATAGAGTACTAATCATGTTGACGGGGATCGCGCTCTCCGTCGTCGCAGCATGGTACTCAGTAACAGGACTCGTCGCTATCTTCGCTGGTGCAGCGCTCGCAGTTGTTATACTGGGCGGAACGCTAGAGTTCGGAAAGATCATTCTCGCTTCATGGCTATACAGGAACTGGAAATACATTCCGTTCCTGATGAAAGCATATTTCACTTCTGCTCTCCTGATCCTCATGCTCATTACCAGCATGGGTATCTTTGGTTTCCTTTCCAAAGCACACTTGGATCAAGTCGCACCAAGTGGTGATGTAGCAGCTAAGATAGAACGTATCGACGATACCCTCGCGCGCGAGCGCATGCGCATCACACGCGCGGAGCAGCAGTTAGCTCAGATGGATAAGGCTATCGACGCCATCATCGACAGAAACAATCGCGCACAAACTGCGTTACAGCTACGCAATCAGCAGAAGAAAGAGCGCGATCAGATTGCCGCTGAAGTAAAAGACGCACAAAAGAATATCGATACACTACTCGACGAAAAGGCTCCACTCATGAAAGCCACGCGAGCGATCAAGAATGAAGTTGGTCCTATTCGCTATGTGGCTGAACTAATCTACGGTGAGGGAAGTGAGAAAGATTTAGAAGCAGCCATTCGTATGATGATTCTGCTTTTGGTTACAGTCATCGATCCTTTGGCTGTTTTGCTAATCATCGCTGGAAGTAAGGATCTGCGAAGAGAAGTCGACAATCTAGAAGCAGTTACGACTGACGGAGATCTATGGGAACCAATAACAATAGAAAAGAAGTCTTGACAATTATGAAACTATACGGTACTATGATCATGGAGGTGAAAAATGTCACTTAGAGAAAAACTGATTAAGAACAGCACAATTGAATTTACTGCCACGCTCGAAGATTCCAAGATCTTTACCAAGAAAGATATGGTTCCAACTTCGGTACCAATGATCAACGTTGCGTTGTCTGGTTCTGTAGATGGAGGCATCGTTCCTGGTATTACTATGCTTGCTGGTCCGTCCAAGCACTTCAAAACTGGTTTCGCTTTGCTTATGGCTTCAGCGTTCCTCAAGAAGTATCCTGATGGTATCATTCTGTTTTACGACTCAGAGTTTGGTACACCGCAGGCCTACTTCAAAACGTTCAACATTCCTTTCGACTCCGTAGTGCATACGCCTATCATGGACGTCGAGCAGTTGAAGTTTGATATTATGAAACAGCTTACAGGTCTTGAGCGTGGTGAGCGTGTCATGATCGTGATTGACTCGATTGGTAATCTTGCTTCTAAGAAGGAAGTTGAAGACGCACTGAATGAGAAGTCTGTTGCGGATATGTCTCGTGCGAAGCAGCTCAAGTCTCTGTTCCGTATGATCACTCCGTATCTGACACTGAAGGATATCCCTATGGTTGTGGTCAATCACACCTATATGGAAATTGGTATGTTCCCTAAGGCTATCGTTGGTGGTGGCACTGGTTCTTATTATGGATCAGACAACATCTGGATCCTTGGTCGTCAGCAAGACAAGGATGGTACTGAGATTGCAGGCTATCACTTCGTAATCAATGTAGAGAAGTCGAGGTATGTTAAAGAAAAG